GTGTTCTGCTGGCTGTTGCTGGTGCTGGCCGCTGTAACGGGTTGATAGCGGGCACCGCCAAAGGCGACAGGTGCGGGAGTATCCGGCGCAGCGAAGTCTGCGCCCCCCAGGGCGACCGAGGGACGTTGTGCTGACGGATCGTCACTCAGCGAGGTTTCTGCATCGGCCGCTTTTTTATCGGCTACCCCAAGCTTTTCCAGCAGCCAGGTGACTTTTCCACCGAGCGTACGTAAAATCGTCAGGGGCAAACTCAATCCATTTACCAAAGCCTCACCGACAAAACGCCCAAGATTCCCCAGCTGCTCCAGCTTCTGCGCCGTCATTTCAATCGGTGAGAAAAACGCCTTTATACTGTCAAAAGCACTGTCAATCTGCTTACCTGCCTCATCAAAAATGACCGTTAACGGTTTAAATGCCTCGAATAGTGGCGTCAGCACAGCACTGATCCCTTCCACCACCCCGCCAAAGAACGCGCTGAGCGGCTCCCAGTACTGGTAAATCAACGCAGCAGCGCCGACGATAGCGGCAATGGCTATACCGACAGGCAACGTGATCGCCCCCAGCGCCGCAGCGATCGCCCCACCAGCAAAAGTAAACACGCTACTCAGGATCCCAGCGCCCGCCATCAACAGATTCAGGCCACTGAGCACCGGTACCACCACCGAGCCGATCGCCCCCAGCGCACCGACGAGGATCACCCCGGCCGCCACCAGTTGGGTGATCCCGCCCGCCAGCGCGGGGTTGTCCTGGATCCATTGATCAACGCCGGTTAATAGCCCGGTGGCGGTCTGCGTCAGGGAACGCAACGTACCGTCCAGTTGGGTAAACACTGTCAGGCTGATGCTGTCGATCGCCGCATTAAGCTGGCCGATATCCCCCGCGAGGTTATCGGCGGCGGGCATGGCGATGGCGGACGGCGGGCGGACATCAGACGATGTTGCCGCCTCCTTTGGCGGCGCGCCCGACCGTGCCGCCATCACCTGATAGCCCGGCTGCAGCAGCTTCGCCCCCTGGCGCGCCACGCCCATCGCCTGGCTGCTGACCGCACCGATTTTATCCACCACGCCCTGCCCGGCCTGAAAGCGCTGCTGCACCTTGCCTTGCCCGAGCTGAAAGCGCTGCTGTGCTTTATTAAGGTTATTTCTGACACGCTGTGGGCGCTCATGCGCCTCGGTCACGCGGATCACCTGCAGGCGTTCCCTGCTGGCGTCGAGTGCGGATTTACTGTTGCGCGTTGCTGCCCGGGTACGTTCGGCGCTGGCCCTCAGCGCCACGCGCTGCTGAAACATCGCAAGGCCGAGGGATTGGGTTTCCCCCGGCAGATCGTTTAAAAACAGGTTCGCCCGGATCACCGCTTTGCGCAGCCCATCCAGACCGAGGTTAATACTCATCACGACTCTCCACTCTGTGTACCGCTACGCACAATGGCCTTATGCCGCCAGTCGAGCAGTTCTGCCAGCGACATGGCGTTCATCTCCGACGGCGGCCAGTGAAAGATGGCGGCGATATCCGCCATCAGATCCTCTACCGTCAGGCCGTTGGGCCAGCGGACGTGTCCGGTTTCGCGGACAAAAAACCGATCACCCGTCCGCCCAGCTCAATCAGATCGACCGGGTCGAGATTGAGGCATTCCGATTTGGTCAGGTTCGGCAGCGTGATGCGCGGCAGAACGGTGATCAGCGCGTCGACGTCCGATCCGGCGAGATCGACCAGCCGCGTACCGCGCAGCGTGCCGGCGTTGGGTTTAATCAGTTCCACGCTGTTAATCACGGTGTCGCCACGCACGATCGGCGTGACCAGCTGGAGGGTATTTTCTGCTTGTGACATAAGCGTTCCTTTACGGGTAAAGCGGGTCGGATATGCCCGACTCCTGCGGGGTGTGCAATAAGGGGCGGGTCTGCCCGCCCCCTGCGGTTACGTCATTACGGGACGGGTTACACCAGGCCGATGTTTTTACGGTGCCCGGCCAGGCGGTCGACACCATTCACTATCTCGACCATGTTCACGGTGTCGATCTCGATCAGCGGTTTACCGTTCCAGGTCAGCTTGTAATAGGTGCATTTGGTGGTGATTTTGGTTTCACTCTCCTCACCCTGCTTACTTTCACCAAAATCGAACTGCTGATGCTTGCCGCGCAGTTCCACCTCCACTGCGATGGTCTCGTCGGTGTCGTCACGCTGGTAAGATCCCATAAAGCGCAGCGGCACCGTGGCCCCGCCCCACTGGGTAAGGATGCGATCGTCGAGTCCGGCAAGGGTCCATTCAAGATCCAGCGCATCGTCTTCCAGACCGTTATCAATGTGCGCCACGCCGTTCATGCCGCCGCCGCGATAGGGATCCAGCTTGCGCGCCAGTTTCGGCAGCGTCAGCGAGGTCACCACGCCCTGGTAGCTGTTAGCATCGTTGAATAAATTCAGGTATTTCAGTTTCTTGGGCATTGCCATGGGGTTTTCTCCTTAGCGGTTCACAGAAGCGGCGAAGTTCGCCAGGTAGCTGTCGGTAATACGCTGACGCAGCGTCAGATCTTCCAGCGGCGGCACCGGGGTGTAGTCGTAGTCGATATACAGCTTGCCGGCTTTCAGGCTCTCCTGATTATTGGCGCTTTCGTCGTACCAGCAGTTGGCGCCCAGCAGGTAACCGGCGTTGATCAGCTCGCGGAATTTCGCGTTGATGCCGGCGATGATTTCGCGCACCAGCGTGGGCGTCAGCGGTTTGTCGTTGGCCCACATATGCGCATCGGCCATGGTGTCGGCAATCACCTGCGCCGAGCGGGTGTAGTTCTCGAAGGCGAACAGCGGGTCATCGCTACAGGTGCGGTTGCCCCAGAAGCGGAAGCCGTCTTTGCGGACCAGGGTGGTCACGCCGGCTTCGTTCAGCAGGGCGGCATCGGTACCGGTCTGCTGCAGATCCCAGAACACCGAGGCGGAAACGCCAGTGACGCCGTTAACGCCAACGTTGGACAGGGTCTTATGCCAGCCGGTGTCGTTGTCAATTTTGGCGCGCAGTCCGAGCGCCCGCGCCGTCGCCCAGGCGGTGTCGGCCTCGCTGGTACGGGTGTTCCAGGCCACAAAATCTGGCCAGATCACCATCAGCTCGCGCTGGCTGAAGTTATCGCGATACTTGATGGCTTCCGTCAGGGTTTTACAGCCATACGCCGAGATATAACCGAACGCACGCAGCTGCTGGCACACCGAGGCCAGGGCGGTGGCAACCTCCAGCGAGTCCAGCCCTGGCACGCCAAGAATGCGCGGTTTTACGCCGAGATCGGTCTGCGCACTCAGTAGCGCCTTCATCCCGGTATAACGCCCGTTCTCGTCAGTGCCGCCGATAATGTTGCTGGTTGTCTCAGCGGCGTCTTTACCTTCCGCTACGCGCACCACAACGGTCACCGGCTTACTCTGGTCGGCAATCGCACGCAGTGACTGTGCCAGGGTACCCTGGGTACCGGCTTTACCCAGCGCGGCCAGGACATCGGTGATCAATACCGCCGTATTCAGCGGGAAGGTGGTGGCATCGGCATCTTCTGCAGTACAGATCATGCCGACGATGGAAGTGGAAACCGCTGAGATACTGCGGGTTCCGTCATTCACTTCTACGACGCGTACGCCGTGGTGGTAATTTGCCATCTTTGTTGCACTCCTTTGTTGGGGTGAGGTCATGATGACAAGAAATTAACGGGCGGGCATGCGATGGCCGTTGTGGGGCAAAGGGGACAACGCAACATTTAAAAAAATTAATATAAACAGTAACTTAGAAAAATAAAAAGCCTGCTCAGCGACGACGAAAATGTTTTAAAAAAGCAAAAAAAAAGCGCCCCTGCCTGTCAGCAGAGGAGCTCTTCATTAACCGTGCGATAAGACGGAAAACAGCGTACTACGCGCTGCGATACCAGCCCATTAACTTGATAAAACTGTTGGTAATGGCCAATGTCGCGCCAGACCCCGTACTGGCGGTGGTACCGGAAACGGTGTGGGTGTGGGCTCCGATACCAACGGTATGAGTGTGAGCGCCAATCGCAACGGTATGGGAGTGGTTTCCCTCTGATGAGGAAGTGACCGTGAATCCCCCACCCGTTGCACCGTCCGTCACTAAATTATTAGGGCCAACGTAGCTACCATGTTTACCAGTAAAGCTATGTGTATGCGCCCCTGTAACATTAGTGGACTTTGTTCCATAATCGAAAGTACCGGTGGTTTTCGTACCATAATCAAACGAACTGGTTGTCCCCGAGAAGCTGTGGTTATGCGCGGGCAAATTCGCCACCGACAGGCTGACCGCATCCGCGCCACCGGTAGTAAAAGCATCGCTCCCGTCCGCTTTTGCCAGGCGAATGGTTCTGTTTTCACCAATATATTTCCACGTCGTGCCGGGGAATAACGTATTCGGGTTTTTATTCTGGGCAAACCAGGTGACGATCCCGACCGGATAGATCTCGTTCAGAACGTTGCGGTTAGCCAGATCGTATGCGGCTTTCACCGCTTTTGGTGTCGCAGCCTGCGTTTCACTGCTGCTGTTGGTGGCGCTGCTCAGCATCACCAACCCCTTAGCCGCGAGCGTCGCATCAGGCTGAGTGCGGTTAGCCAGGTCGTAAGCCGCTTTCACCGCTTTTGGCGTCGCGGCCTGCGTTTCACTGCTGCTATTGATAGCGCTGCTCAGCATCACCATTCCCTTCGCCGCCAGCGTGGCATCAGGATGATTACGGCTCTGTTCATGGCTGGCAATGCGCAGATTGACATACTCTTCGGTAGCAAAGATCAGGCTGTCATCCAGCGTCAGGGCAATCGCTTCACTGCTGCTGACCGCCAGCACCATACGCAGGGTCTGCGTTCGTCCCGAACCCTCCTCCAGCGCTGGCTTATAAGTCTCGGCCATATTACTTACCGCCAGCAGCGTGCCGGCTCCCGCCAGAAGGCCCAGCTCACGCATCCAGAACCCACCAGCGCTGGCCGGGATAATCGTTTCAATCACCAGCCAGTTTTTATGGCTGCTCTCCACCTTGACCGAATTGACAGCCTGACGGTACACCTCATGCACCAGTCCGGTCTGCCCCGGCAACGGCGTGGTCGGCTGACCGCTGCCGTCACCGACCACCATGGTTTTGATATCGACCTGAGTACCACCCTGCATCGCTGCGGCGATGCGCGCCTGTCCTGCCGTGGTCACGACAGATTTAAATTTTAACGCCATGTAAAACCTCTCACGCGGGGAAAATCGTTACCGTTTCAGCGTCATACTGAACGGCACCTGTCCAGACAATGCCCTGAATATCCTGGGTGATCGTCAGGGCGGTTAAATGACGGCTGACGGCTTTTGCATCCGCAATCAGCCGCTCCATCTCGTTAAACATCGCTTCATCAATACCCGACTCCAGCACGCCAATTTCCAGACGAAACGTGCCCGGCGGCTCCTGGTTCTGCCACCATTCGGTGATGTTGATGACATACCCCAGCGGCTCGACCACGCGCCGGATCGCGGCGATGGTGCCCTTTCGGCGGTGAACGAACTGTGCGGACGCCACCACGGCACGCTTTGTCTCCTCCGGCCAGGTCTGATCCCAGCGGTCAACGGACCAGGCCCAGGC